CCTTTCCAAACTACCCATCATCAGATCCTTACTCAAAGATAATATATAACTCTCTTTAATATAAACACTTTACACAATTTCATGATATTGTAAAATAAATCATCACAATCAACTCTTTCTTTTGTCTTAGTAGAATATAGATAATCATGGATAACGGCACCGATTAATGTATCTGTAGCCATAGGAGTACCTATAATATAAAATAATCTAGGAATAGAAGCTCAGTTAAATATAAATCACTTAGGAATATTTATAGTAGGTCATTCTCATTTAGTAATTATATAATATGTAAAATCTTCTAATAATACCCATTTATTTTTTCAAATAGGACTTATTTTTAATCTTTCATATATTGATACTAAGGCTTCTCTTTCCATAGTTATATATTAAATAGATATTTTTTTCCAATTACTATTCGTAAATTGATATTGATAAATATCATCTGTTGATCTATATAAATTATATATATTTGATATATTATCTCAATTAGATATAGATAAATATCATCATTCTGCAACGGGTAATAAAAATCATGTAACAACTGCTGTTGATATATCCCATAATGTAGACAATTTATATTGATGTATTGAATCACTAGTGCTTCATCACATATACATATATTCTCAATCTCAACTTATAGCTATTGAATTTGGAGTTGTATCTTGTGCAGATACTAATTTAGATTTACTACTATAAGATGCTGAACTTACAAGCCAAGGAGTTGATAATGTATATTGATAAATTACATCAGTTGCAGTTCAAGCTATATACATTTTAGTTCAATTATCTCAAAATGTAATTCAAGTTGGTATAGAGTCTTCAGTAATAGCATATTGTCAAGTAAATGAACAAGTAGTTATATCATAAGCTGTAGACATTGTATATTGGAATACATCATCTGATGTAATATCAACAAAATATATTTCTGTTCAATCTGTACTTATTGTTACCTGTTGCACATTTAAAGATTGTGCAGAATAACTGAATGAAGCTATATATTCTGCAGTACTTAAATCATAAGCTATTGCTAAATCATATTGGAAAAAACTATCAGATCCATTTCATATACCATATAAATGCAATCAATCACTTGATATAACTATAGAAAATAAGCTATTTTCTATATCTGTTACATTTAATGTACTAACTTTTTTATATAATGCTGAATCTTCTGTAATAGAAGATGGAATAGATGGAGAATTATTTAAATTACTATTTACTTTAGATGTATATAATCCTCATTGTTCAGAAACTATATTAAGTAATGAGTATGTTGTTCAAGATCCCCATGAAGCTAAAGCTCATGTAGAAACATCATCTAATAATGCAATTGTACCATTTTTATCTGGCATTATATATGTTCTAGTATTTCATGTTGTAATAGATGATAAATCTAGGTCTATAATTTTAGTTATGTCAACATTATTAAATATATTAAATGTATTATCTGCAAAACTATTTCCTGCTACAATAGAAGCCCAAGTTCCATCTCATCTCCAAAAAGTAGATGAAGTAGCTCATGTTCATGATCCTAAATTAGCTATTGGAAGATTTCATGTAATATATGATCAAGATAAATTTAATGCAGTTCAATTCCAAGTTCATGAAGCAATTGTTCATAATGTTGTTATATTTGAACTTCAAGCCCATGTAGATAATGCTGTATTTTCTACATTTCAAAGTCATACATCCGAACTATCAAGAGTAACAATTCATGTTTTTCAAGATACTGAACTTACTGCTCATGTTGGAGTTGCTAATTGTTTAACATCTCATGCAATTGTAGGACTATCTGATATAACTATATATGTTAATCCTCAATCTGTTTGAACTGTAAACCAATCTCATCTTTGACTAGTTTGTACTGACGCATTAGCTAATGCTGTAGCTAAATCTAAAAAATCTCATATATATTCTGATATAGATAAATCAGGAATATATGTATTTGATATTTTAGAGTCTGATCCTAATGGCACATATCAATTTGCTACTCATTTTTCAGAAATTAATTGATAACCACTTAAATCTTGATCTCATGTATTAATTCAACTTTGATTTGATAAAATCGTATCTAAAGCTGAAGTAAAGTTAATTTCTGTTAATCAACCATTTCATACTGAATAAGTTGTATCAGTAAAAAGAGCTCAAACAGGTACTGCTGTTTCAACTGTTAATCAATATTCAACTCAATTGTTAGTAGCATTTATCTGAAGAATGTTTCAGGCTCATGAATAAGGTGATTCAGTATCAGAAAGTCACAAAAACGTAGTAACTCATCATCATGATAATAATATTCTAATTGCCACATCTCAGTTAGAATCTAGTACAAATTTTAATTGCTCTAAATCATCCCTTGATAGTACATTAAATTCATCTTGTAACATAATTTTTTTTTAGAAAGTAGTAATTATTCTTACACTTCATGCAGGTGTAAATTTATTTGCTTCTAAGTCATCTATATCTCATACTAAAACAGCAGAGGCAGGTCAAACCCCCTCTGCTGTTTTTAATCAAACACTTCAGCCTGTTAGACCAAATTTAGTATATTCTTTATCTTCTCTAGTTGTCATAATCTATTATTTAGATAATAAATCTATAAGAGTTTCTTTTTTAGCATTTTGAGGAAGTTTTATATCTCTTGCCTTAATTTCTTTAACTAAATCATTATAACTCATTTCAGAAAGTTCAACTGTATCTTTAGTTTCTTCAGGAGTATCCATTTCTTCAATTATTTCATCCAAAGCTTCTATTCATACTGCAGGTTCTTCTTGTGCTTCTGTATCTGATATAAATGCTTCTAATTGTTCAATTGTAACATTAGAGTTTTCAGTAACATATCATTTAAACTCATTAAATAATGCATTTAATTTTTCTAATCTTTCAGTTGCTACTGCATTTGTAGTTTTTAGGCTATTCATTTCTGCAACTAAAGTTTGGTTAGTTTGAATTGATTCTAATAGTTCTAATTCTTTATTTGAAACAGCTATTTTTTTATCATTGATTTCTTTTTCTATTTCTTTTAATGCTTCTGTTTTTTCAGCAACTTGAGTTTTTAATAGTTCTGCTTTATCGTTTTCAGCTTTAATTCTAGATTCTTGGAAGATTCATCTTTTAGTTTCTAGTTTAGCTTCATTTTGCATATTTTTAGCTTCATCCAAAATAGCTGTATTTGAATTTTCTTTATTCATTAACTTAGATTCTCTTTTTTCAATTTCGATTAATCTAAGAGCATTTTGTTGAGTTTCATTTGCAACTTTTTCTTCTTTTTTTCTTAATTCTTTATAATTTTTTTCATTATCTTCAGCAAATTGAGATAAAATACCTTCTTTTTCTTTTCTCAGTTCTTCGTTATCAATTTTAGCTTGATCTAGTCTATCTACTTGGACAGTAATATCATTTTCAAGTCTTTTATTTGTAGAAACGAAATTCTTATTTAAAGCTTCTAATTCTTTATTTTTCTTTTCGTTTTCTTTTAAAATAGCTTCAGTTTTCTTTAGAGCTATTCTCATTTCAACTAATTGTTCTATTTCAACACTCATAATAATATTATTTAGTAATTAAAGTATTTGTTTTAGTATAATCTTTATTAATCTTTTTACAATATTTTATATACGTCTTTGTAATTTCTATTAATTCTTTTTCGTGCTGTTTGCTTATCTTAATCTCATTTTTTCTATTATGTTCTTCTATTCTCTTAATACGCTCTTTGTTAGATATTCTTTTAGGCATTTTAGGTTTGGTTATATTTCCATATAAATCATCAAGTTGTTTTTCTTTTTCATCTACATACTTTAGATATTTCAGATGAATATATATTTAAATCCCTATAAACATTTGACATACTTTCCCAAGTCTTTATGAATTTTCAAGTTTTAGTATATTGGTCTACCTTTATACTACAATTACTTAATTTTCAAGTTTTTCATTTATTAGGTCATTTATATCATAAAACATCATATTTATGTCTTTCATTTTCACTTCTTGTTACCCATTCTAAGTTTTTTATCCTGTTATCTCATCTTACTCAGTTTTTATGATTACACTCTAATTTAGGAGTTTTTGCAAAATATTGTAAAACTAATCTATGTACTTTAAATTGTTTTATTTTATCTCATTTAGATAAGTTAACCTTAAGATATCATCATCTTTCTTCGCTAGCCACTAATATTTTAACCTTAGTATCTTTAAAACTTTTTACTTTTCCTAAATTACTTATTTGATACTTTCATTCGTATCAATCTATATCTTTCCATATTTCTTGCATAGTATTTCTACTTAAACTAACACTTGAATAGGCTGTTCGCTAGTACCGAGTCAAATGTTAGTTAAAATAGGCGAACATTTAAACTAAGCAATTTGATTATATTTATATATAATTTAATAGCAACTATTTATTTTGAAAACTGCCTAGGGCTAGCTAGCTGTTTTATTGGTAAGCTTACCATTAGCTCTCGGATTTGTGCAGACCAAATTACCATAGAATTTCATTGTAGTTTGAAATGCAGGGATTCTAGCACCATTTGTATCATAAACATTAGTCATGATAGAACCTGAACCATCAGCTAAATATTGAAGTTTATTCAATTCAGCTAGTGAGAATGAACTTGTATCTAATACAAATAAGTTTCCAGCAGGACAGTCGTAATCAGAAACCATAGGAATTGGTTGTGATCCAACTGAAACTTCTAGACCTTTAAATCATCCTTTTAGATCCACAGTATTCATGAATCTTTTTTGAGAAGCTAATAGGCTTGAGTATTTGTTTTGTAGAGTTACAGTAGTCATGATTAAATCAGGATCACCGAATTCTGCAACATCAGCAACTAAGTCTATGATTTGAGCTTCAGTTAATACTGCAGAAGTAGCATCAACGTAAGAATTTGTCCAATCATTAGTAGCTCTAACTATCCCTTGAAAACTTGAACCTGCGTCCACTGTTTCATTTGATACAAGATTACTAAGACCATCTAATTCTTCATATTGAGAATCTGTAGTATTGTAAGCACCTTTTGTGATAATTACATCGTTATCTGCAGTAGTAACAGCTCCTGTAAATGTAACAGAAGTAGCAGAGTTTATAGTAGCAACAGTAACTTCATCAGCAGTACCAGCTTCAATTTCAGCTGTAGTACCAACTTCAAGAACTTGTCCAACTCTTAAGAATCTAGTAGAATCAACAGTTTGAGTAGCAGTAGCAACACCAGCTCCATCTATAAGAGTTAGAGTACCTTTACCATCTCAAAATAATTGTCTGTTTAAAGATTTTTTGAATTCCATCTCTAAATCTCTACCTAATTTTTTAACTAAACTTACTAACGAACCTGGTTTACCTTTTGCAGTTTGGATAGCAGAATCCCATATAATATGAGAACCATAACCATACTTAGCAGAAACTACCATTTGTTGATCAGTAGATTTACCTGTAGTAATAGCACCTGTAGCACCTGTAAAACCTACTCATGAGTGACCTGAAGTCAATGCAGTGATATAGATTTTATCGTTGTTAAATGTAACACCATCCATATTCTTTTTAAAGTATTTTAATAATACAGTTTTATTGAATAGTTGGTCTTGAATTGTTGGCAATATTAATTTTTCTAACAAAGCCGATATTTGAGCAATTGTGATCATAATAAGATTATTATAAATATAAGATTATGTTGTTTGCCCAATTGAATCTAAAATTTCTTTAGCAGATGCTTCAAAATCTTCATCCCCATTAGCGAAAGTCGGATTTCTTTTAGTAGGCTCAAAGTTGCCTTTGTTTCCTTTATCTACTTCAGTACCAGCTTTTTCATACTTTTTAGCATAAATTTCAGCTTGATACTTAAAATTATATAATTCAATTGGATCTTTTGGTAGGAAGTTTTTTTCTTTTGAAAATTCTAACAATTCTTTAATATCGAATTTTGGTAATCAATCTTTTCAATCCATTTCAGCAGTTAATTCAGCAATTCTTTTAGAAAGACTTCATGTTTCTGCTTTATTAATAGTTTCTTGAAGTTCTTTTATCTGACTGTCTTTATCAGACATATCATCTTCCATATCTTCAAGTTTATCTTGTAATTTAGATAACTTAGTATCCATTCAAAGCTTTTGAAGGTTAGATTGTTCTTCTTTCTCATCATCTGACAAAGAGTTCACTCTATCTTCTTCAGTCTTAATTTTCTCTAATAATTTATCATATTTACTTTGGACTGCATTCTTTTTCTCAATTTCTTTATTAAGTCTAGAACGTGGAATTTTTAATTCATCTTCCTTTGGAGTGTCTAGTTCTTTTCATGCTTCTTTTTTTACATCTTCTTTTGATGATTCCTCAGCATTCGCACCTTTTACAGGTTCCTTAGTAGGTTCCTTTTCAGGATCTACGTTTGGCTCTTTTCACTCCAATTCGTTTAATATGTCTAATCATTTCTGATCCATATCAATAACTTCAGGTTCTGCTCCTGACTTTTCAGTATTTTCTTTTCCCATTTGTTAGTAATGGTTAATGTTAAAACATTTTTTAATGAGGTTTAGACCTCTATAATCTTATAGATTATTGCTTAGACAGGTTCTAACCAACCTGCCTAAACAGCAACCTATAAATGTTGCTATGCTATGTTATTTGTTTTTATTTTGATGCTATGTAATTTATATCTAGAAACTTTTAATAAGTTCTCAGGAGGGATTTCTCCCCACCGAACTTATTGTATACAATATGTATACATTAAATAATTTAATAAAATTGTATTGTTTGTCAAATATTAAGTATTGTCAATTAAAACTCACCACCAACCACAGCTTCATTCTCAATCTGTTTGTTCTCCCCAAGCAGATATTTTTACTATTGATAATTCAGGAACAGGTACATTCAGTGTTAATTCTCCACTAGAATTTTTTCTCAAATACATAGTGTCTTTAAATAAGAATACTCAAGGTACTATTACTCAATAATGGTCTGTACTCCTTATTCTGAATACTGTTCTTTTATCTCTTGCTTCTGAACAATGCCATCATTTCAATACAAGGGTTTTTCAGGCAGGTACCATTCTATTCGGTACGAGTGATTTATTTCATCATTCTTCTATCATATTGTAAATAGTAGAAGTAGCTCATTTTTTAAATATATTAATAACTCATTCAGCTACTCAATTACTTCAAACAGTAATAGTATGAAAATCATTAATAAACATAATATCAGTAGCAACTGTATCCACAGCAGTAGTTCAATTTAATATTACAACTTCTTCTTGTTCAGCTCAAGCACTATCTAAATAATGTATTGCAACAGACCTTACTCAAGTTCATCAATCTGTATCAGCAACATCATCAGATACAACACTCATTTGTTCTCATAGAATACTTGGAGTTGGTATTTGTACAGCAGTTCATCTCCATACATCTTCTCAAGGGGATCAGTTTTGAATATCTAATCTTTCTCACATAGCACTCATTATTTTTTGTCAAGGTACTTTTCAGGATACTATTTGTGTAAAGTAATCTGCTGGAAATTGATTTGCTATAATAGTATCCTGCTTTTCTTCTGTAGCAGGATTAATATCATTTCATAGAGAATCATTCATTCAAACATTAACTACTGATTTTCAGACAGCAATTCTTTTAAATTTATCTATTTCTAAATCTCTTAAATTATCCATATTTATGCATTAGCAGGTAAAATTTCTTCCTGTGGAATTACTTGGTTTTCAGGTGCGAACATAGCTTCATGTTGTTGCATATGCTGTACAAGTAATTGACTTTGAGGTCATTCTCATATTTGTGATAATACAGCTCCATGAATAGCTAAATGTATTTCATGATTTTCAGCTTGTTGAGCTACAATATTTGCTCATTCTAGAAGTTTTTGATTTTCTAACTCAGCTTGTTTAGCTTCAAGTCCTTCTTCTCAATCTTCTTGAGCTTCTTTCTCAGCTTGTTCAGCTTCATATTGATTCATTATAACTTCAGTATTTCCAAGTTTATACGAGTCTATAATTAATTTATCAGGTATTGCTACTCATAGTCATCTTAATTCTACTAGGTCTGCTCTAGCTTGTAGGTCACTAAATGCAGAACCTGGGACAATTTCAACTTCTATATTTTTGATAGGTTTTATTTCTATGATATCATTTCATAGTTTTTGTCCTGAAGCTTCTTCTACTATTTTTTTAACTTCTGATCATACTATTCTTTCAGTTCATTCATCAGTATCTAGTTCTCTTAAATTATAGAATTTACTTCATAGGACTAATATTCTATAAGCCATTTCTTCCATGAAAGTTTTAAGATTATCTACCGGTTCAGATACATTGTTATTATCTGAAGCTTGTAGTTGTGCAATTGCAACTCATGAAAGAGCTGAACCTGATAGTCTACCTGTTGATTCTGAGTGGATACCTCATAAATCTTCCATTAGTCTTTCAGTTTCATTCATATGGATATTAACTTCTTGTGGAAGATTACCTGAATCCATTATTGTTGGTTTACCACCTGTATATTCTACAACTTGTCCATTTCTTCATTTAATAACAGAGAATTTTGAACCTTTAGGTACCATATATCTACCTTTCGCAAATTTTTCTAACCAATCTGCTCTATTAGAATATCATTCATCCAAAGCTTTATTTAATTGGATTAGTGGATCAATCCATGCAGGAGAATATAAAAGTCCTTTATTTCTTTCAGGTTGATATGCTAATAATGGGAATTGGTCATCATCAGTCATTTCATCTCTTATAATTATTTGTCCTACTTTAGTGATAATTCTAACTTTTACTTTTTGATCAGGATTATTGATTTGGTCTTCTTCAGGAGAAATATTGTCTTCAATTTTTTTACTTCATTTGTCCTTTACGTTTTGCATAATATATAGTTCTTGTACTATTGCAGAACCATTTTCATCGATAGGTATTTTATAATCTTGTTTAAGTAATGAGTCTTTATATTCGCTTTCAGCCATTCTAGTGTCAGCTTCAATATTTTTCACATCATCTTTAAAATCTCATTGATTATACAATGAGCTATTTTTAATATCATCGAGAGATTTTCTTATTGTTCTAATTATATATTTTCATACAAAAACAGGTCATTCTAATCTACCATCAGGAGAAGTATAAATATTGAAAGGATCTTCTATAAATATATCTATATCCTTTTTTCTATTATCATAACCAACAAAAGTCCATGCTAACGTTTTAGTTAATGAATGGGTTAATAAGTCTTTTAGTTTATCTTTCAGGTGGTCTTCTTTATATACTGCTTGCAATAATGCTCATGAAACCTTTTTTTCTTCAGGAGTTATTCTTTGAGTTCTTGAACTAGTTGGATGCCATCTTGGATCATTTTTCAGGATCATATTTCTAACTCATCTAACTATCTTTCTAACTTTTCAAATAGTATATTCACTATCTGATGTTTTAGGTAAAGTAGTTAATTGTTTAGTAGTTGTATCATAAACAACTCTATGATTTCATTCATAAAAGTTTTCATTCACGAAACTTCTAATTTCCCATGTGCTTTTATAATCTTTTGATTCTAATAAAAAGTCATCAAACTTACTTATTATATCTTTATATGAGTCCTGTTTTGTGCTATTCATAGTATCCTATTTTATCAATTAAAGTTTTCAGTAGTTGGTTTACCTCATAACGCTCAATTATATAGATGGTTAGGATCTATTTTTACATTTCTTAAATCATCATCTGTCATTGTTCAGATGTCTTGGAATCTTTCATTTTGTCATACTTGAATTTTATTTTCAGTTTCTGAATCTTCCATTATATACTCTTGAAGATTATCTGCTTTAAGTAGTTTTGCAATATTTTCTAATGTATTTAATAATTTATACACGATAAATCATAATATTCAAACTATTAATACAATTGCTATTATTAATGCTATTTCCATTGTTCTAAATTTTTATACAACTAACAATATTCTTCCCTAGTATATCAGTCTAACAGGTTTTCTGTTTGCTGTTTTTCTTCATTTCATACTTTCAATTGTAATATATCTTTATTTCTCAAACTTTCAAGTCTTTCATCTGATAATTCATATTTTTCATCATATTCTAGAAGATTTGGTTCTACTAATATTCAATGATATCATATCATATCTGCCATTAGTAAATCATCATGATTTGGAGCTATGGCATTAGGTCTATTATTTTTATCATAAACATATGTAAGGATTTCTGAGTATAGGTCTGCAGTTATATTTATGGCTCATTTATATAAAGCTCATCTATATTGTCTTATCAATAAATCTTTACTTTTTTGTGTAGTTCTGAATCAATATTTAAATATTTGATTATCTTCTCATACCATTTTATCATTTCTTCTTTCTACGAGCATTCTTTCATGGAACCATGAATATTTTTTACATTCGTTTATAAAAGCTAGTCACACATTATTTTCAGGTAGAACATTTCATACATATTCTCATCCTAAGTCTTTATAGTTAAATAGCCAATCTAATTTTTTAGCTAGCATTTCTTCTCATACTTTTGCTTTATATGTAGCTACGATATTTCATTCGGTATTTCTAACTGATATAGCTGAGAAATCCCCTTTAACTCATCATTCTGCCATATCAACTGCGAATATTAGTTTATCTTGAGCTCTTTCATATATTTTCCATCATTCTATTTCTTTTATAGGTTTAACTATTCTATATTTTAATGCAGGATCGAATACTGTTACTCATGAAGACACGAATGCTCATTCGATTGTAGTAGGATTTTCTTGTTCGAATAATTTATGTCAATTTTCTCATAACACTTCTGCATCATGAATTTTAGTTCTTCTCCAATTTAATTGTTCTAGAGTTAGATCATAATTTTCTTTAAGTTGTTTTTCTTCAGTATCTAGTATAAATTCTTCTCATTCTTTTATATTTTGTACATTTCTTTCTTCAATATACCATGGATAGAATAGTAGTTGGTACGATCCATTACCATTTTTAGCTTGCATACATGCGTTATAGAATACATTTCATATACCATTCGCTGTGGTTTCTATTGTTATTCTAGTTTTTCTGAATTG